TATGACAAGTAAAATTAAAGTAGATAATATAAATAAAGTTTCAGATGATTCAAACATCATCAATAAGTGTGGTACAACAATTACACTTGGTGCAAGTGGCGATAGTATTAACTTAGCATCAGGAGCAACTCAAACAGGTTTTGGTAGAACAGGAACTGTAGATTGGCAGACAGGAGATATTAAAACAACAGGATTTAGCCCAGCGAATGGTAAAGGATATTTTTGTGATACTTCCAGTGGAGGATTTACAGCTACGTTGCCAGCATCGCCAACTGCTGGAGACATAGTTGCTTTTTCTGATTATACGAGAACTTTTGGTAGTAATAACTTAACCCTAGGAAGAAATTCAAAACCAATAGGTGGAGTTGAACAAGATGGAAAATTAAATGTCGATGGTCAATCTGCTACTTTTGTATTTGTAGATAATACTGAGGGATGGATTAATATTAATGAAACTCAAACATCTCAAACAGGAGAAAATACTTATATAGAAGCATCGGTTAGTGGTTGTTGCAACACTCTAGTAACAGCCCCGGATTGTGCTAATGTAAAAGTTGCAACTTTTGTAAATCCAGGAACTTTTACAGTCACGAGTGCAGGAACACCTGCAGGTGCAACTACCGTAGATTATATGGTTATTGGTGGAGGAGGTGGCGGTGGTTCTAGAATGCCAGGAAATAATAATGGAGGTGGTGGTGCAGGTGGATATAGAGAATCTCCTGGATCAGCTTCAGGATGTTATACAGCTTCACCAAGAGGCGCTGCTCCGGCAGTTGCTTTACCAATAGCTGTTCAAGGATACCCAATTACAGTAGGTGGTGGAGGAGCAGGAGGCACTCCAGTTACTCCAACAGGTACTCCTGGAACACAAGGTGAAACTTCAACTTTTTCAACAATATCGTCCGCAGGTGGAGGATACGGAGGAAGTGGTGCAACATTACAACCAGGTGGTCCTGGGGGATCAGGTGGTGCTGGTGGTGGAGGTGGAAATGGTACTCCATCAAGATCAACAGGAGGAACAGGAAATGATCCTCCTACTAATCCCGTTCAAGGAACTGATGGAGGCGAAGGTGCCCATCCAAGTCCATCAGGTGATAATGGGGCAGGTGGCGGAGGCGGAGCAATTTGTGCAGGTTCAAATAATCCTCCAGCTAATTCCAATGGTGGTAATGGAGGAGCAGGTGCTACAACTTCTATAACAGGATCAGCAGTCCAAAGAGCAGGAGGTGGAGGTGCAGGTTCACAAGGCACAGCAGGAACTGGTGGCGGAGGTGGTGGAGGGACTGGTGGGTCCAATCCAACTAATGCCACAAATGGAACAGATAATACAGGTGGTGGTGGTGGTGGAGGTTCTTCTCAACCCCCATCTTCAGGAACAGCCGGTAATGGTGGATCAGGTATAGTAGTAATAAGGTATAAGTTTCAATAGGAAAAAATTATGAGTGAAGTAAAAGTAAATAAAATTAGTCCAAGAACAGCGTGTGGTACAGTCACATTAGGGGATAGTGGAGACACTATCGCTTTAGGAAGTGGTGCTACTCAAACAGGTTTTGGAAGAACAGGAACAGTAGATTGGCAGACAGGAAGTATTAAAACAACAACCTTTACAGCAGCAAATGGTGAGGGTTATTTTGCTAATACTTCGGGTGGAGCTTTTACGATGAATTTACCAGCAGGTGTTGCTGGAAACATAGTTTCTGTGGTGGACTATACAAATACTTTTCAAACACATAATTTAACAGTTGCACCTAATGGTACGGAAAAAATAGGTGGAACAAATGCTAATGCAACTTTATCAACCGAAGGTCAATCAGTAACTTTTGTTTATATAGATGGCGTTGAAGGTTGGAAAAATGTTCAAGATTCAACATCAAATGTTATAGGAGAAACTTTTTTTACTAGCTACAGTTAGTGGAGCTTGTAATACTTTAGTTACAGCACCTTGTTGTGCTAATATTAAAGTCGCAACTTTTCTTGGACCAGGAACTTTTTGTGTATCATCAATTTCAACTACACCTGCAGAAAACACAGTAGGATATATGGTAGTAGCAGGCGGTGGAGCAGGAGGTTCTGGAGTAGGTGGCGGTGGTGGAGCTGGAGGTTTTAGAGAAGGAAGAAATGTTCCAATAGATAATTTTACAGGATCTCCTTTAGTTGCTGATTTTCCAGGTCCTAATTGTAATGCCCTTACACTTAGCGCAGGTCCTTATCCAATAGTAGTAGGTGGAGGTGGAGCTGGACTTCCTTCTTCAACTGCTGGTAGTACTGGTGATCCTTCAACTTTTAGTTCAATAACTGCAGCAGGTGGTGGAGGCGGATCAACTTATGCTGCCCCTGGTTCTGGTGACGGTTTACCTGGTGGTTCGGGAGGTGGAGGTGGATATATTTTTCCTGGAAGCCCAGGTCCTCATACAACCCCTTGTGCTGTTAAAGGAGTAGGTAATACTCCACCAACAACTCCTCCTCAAGGAAATACAGGTGGAAAAGGATTTAATAATTATACCCCAAGTGGGGCTACAAATGCTGCAGGCGGTGGTGGTGCCGGAGCAGTTGGAGTAACTCCTGGTGGTAACGCAGCTGGTAATGGCGGATGCGGAGTAGCATCTTCAATAACAGGCGCATCAGTAACAAGAGGTGGTGGCGGCGGAGGTGGAACTACTGGAGTTAATGCTCCTGTTTCTACTGGTGGTGTTGGTGGGCCAGGCGGTGGCGGTCCAGGTGGTGCTCTTCCAGCAGGTGCTGGAGCGGTAGGAACAATTAATACGGGAGGCGGTGCAGGTGGTGGCTCTGACGCACCAGGTGTAGATGGTTCAAATGGTGGTTCAGGTATAGTAGTAATAAGGTACAAATTTCAATAGGAAAAAATTATGAGTGAAATAAAAGTAAATAAATTAACACCAAGAACTAATTGTGGAACAGTCACATTAGGAGATAGTGGAGATACATTCACAATCCCTTCAGGTGCAACAATTTCAAACTCTGGAACAGCAACAGGTTTTGGTGCAACAGGAGAAATTTCTTGGGATACAACAGTTAAAACAACAGGAACCTTTACAGCAACAGCTGGAATAGGTTATTTTTTAAATACAACAGGTGGAACTATAACAGTTAANTTACCAGCAGGTNCTGCTGGAAGTTCNGTTGCTATGGTGGATTATGCAGGCACATGGCAAACTCAGAATGTTACTGTATCTCCTAATGGATCAGAAAAAATGGGTGGAATAGCTTCTAATGTAATTTTAAGTACAGAAGGACAATCAGTTACTTTTGTATATATAGATGGCACCCAAGGATGGGTAAATGTTTTAGATTCAACAAGTAATGTTAGAGGTGACACTTTTATATCAGCCAGTGGTGGAGATAGTTGTGGAACCGATGGAAATTATAAATATCATGTTTTTAATAATCCAGGCACATTGACAGTTTCATCTATTTCAGCATCACCGCCTAATAATGTAGTAGATTATTTAGTAGTAGGTGGAGGAGCCGGTGGAGGAGCAGGAGTTACAAACTGGACTCAATCTGGTGGTGGGGGAGCTGGAGGATACAGAACATATGTTTCTAATCCAACTACTTCGCCTAAAAATGCACCAGCAGGAATTACAATTTCAGCTACTCCCTATCCAATAACAGTAGGCGCTGGTGGAGCTGGAGGTTTAACTCCCGTAGGATGTGGTGAAAAAGGTGTTGCTGGAGGTGAATCAATTTTTTCAAGTATAACATCAGCTGGTGGTGGTGGAGGGGGTGCCTATGCGGGACCACAAGGTGCTGTTTCAGGTGGATCTGGTGGTGGAGGTGCAAATTCTTCTTCTCCAGGAGATACAGCAGGAGCATCAGGAAATAACCCAGCACAAAGTCCTCCTCAAGGAAATGATGGAGGTGATGCTAATAGAGCTTTTGTAGGACCTACAAACTATCAAAATTTTGCAGGTGGTGGTGGAGGTGCTAATGCCTGTGGAGGTAATGGTGGACCAACTTGTGATGATGGAACAGGCGGTGTTGGTGGCGCTGGCGAACCAAATTATATAACAGGATCTAATGTTACTTACGCTGGAGGTGGTGGCGGAGGTGGAGTTGGACTTAATACTAGTGGAGGTACTATCCCTGGTGGTGGTGGAGCAGGTGGATCAGGTGGTGGTGGTTATGGCGCCACTGGTGGAAGAACTGCTAATTGTGTAACGTGGACTCCAGGAGGAGGGCGTTGTGCAGCACAAAATGGAGATGATAACACCGGCGGTGGAGGTGGTGGCGGAGGTGCAACAGGAGATAGTGTAACCCCTGAATTTGGTATGGGTGGAGGAAATGGTGGTAGTGGTGTGGTAATTATTAGATATAAATATCAATAATATTTATGCATTTACACAACTTTAAAATTAATATATAAGGAGAAACATATGGCACACTTTGCAAAAATAGGAATGAATGGAAAAGTTATCGGAGTCTTAACTTGTGGTAATGGAGATATGCTTAACGCTGATGGTGTTGAAGATGAATCAGTAGGACAACAATATTTAGCGAGACATAATAATTGGCCTGCTCCAATGTGGATTCAAACTTCTTACAATACATCACAAAATAAACATAAATCTGGTGACAATTCAAAAGCATTGAGAGGAAACTATGCAGGCATAGGATTTACTTGGGACGAAGATAATAATATTTTTTGGCCTAAATCACCTTATCCATCTTGGGTAAAAAATACTACTACTGCAAGTTGGGATAGTCCAATCGGTCCTGCTCCAGCATTAACTGCAGAGCAAGAATCACAAAATACAGCTGACACTCATTGGTGGGATTATACTTGGAATGAAGCTGGCCAATCTTGGGACTTGACAGATAAAAAAGTATAAATTAAAAAGGTATGTGGTATGCACAAGAAAGTATTATCTGAAATAGATTTACATTATGGCACTATAGATATGCCTAAAGGTTTCGAAATAGATCGAGACAAACTTCAATCAGATATTTTATCATCACAAATTAAAAATTCAGAATTTCCCTTTTCAAGAGAATGGGATAAATTAAATACATATATGCGAGAGCATATAAAGGTAGAGCATGGTTTTACTTTAGTAAATAAAGAAACGTGGGGCAATGCTTATAAACCAAAAGAAATATCTATTCCTTTATTAAATATTGATCCCGTTGATTTAAGAAATTCTCCTGATTATACTTTTCTTTATGGAGTAAATCTTAAAGACTGTAGTGTTCGCATACATTATGATCAAAACAGAAGAGCAGGAAGAAGCTGGGACATACCTTTAAAAAATAATGATTTTATTATGTTTCCCTCTACACAGATGTATTACATAACTAACAATCAAAAAGATTCTTTAAACTTTATTTTAACTATTGCTTATGAATTTATCTAATTATTTCTGGTATTTTACTGGAGCTTTAACTCCTCGTTTTTGTGATGAGGTTATTAAATATGCATTGTCTAAAGAAGAAGTAATGGCCAGAACAGGTGGATATGGCGATAAAAAATTAAACAAACAAGAAGTTAAAAATTTACAAAGAAAAAGAAAATCGGACTTGGTTTGGTTGAACGATACTTGGATATATAAAGAAATACATCCTTATGTACACAAAGCTAATAAAATGGCAGGGTGGAATTTTGAGTGGGATAGATCAGAGTCTTGTCAGTTTACAAAATATAAATTAAACCAATACTATGATTGGCATACGGATCCTTGGGATAAACCTTACCAAAGAAAAGAAGGTGATCCCGATAATGGTAAAGTTAGAAAACTTTCTATGACGTGTCAGTTAAGTGATGGTTCAGAATATAAAGGAGGTGAACTAGAATTTGATTTTAGAAACTATGATCCCAATATGAGAGATGAAAGTCAACATATAAGAAGCGTACCTGAAATATTACCTCAAGGCTCTATCGTAGTATTTCCTTCACACTTGTGGCATAGAGTTAAACCAGTAACCAGAGGAACTAGATACTCACTTGTCGCATGGCATTTAGGATATCCATTTAAATAATATGTATATAAATAATTATTTTGTAACACCTATATGGAATGAAATTAAAAAAGACTTTGTTAAGTCTTTAAACAAAGCATCTGATCCATATATTAAAGAAGCAAGAAAAACTAAAGAAGCTAAAGCTCATATAAAAGCTTACGGAGATTTTGGTCGATCATTTCATTCAACACAATTACTAGGCGATACTCAATTTATGGATTTTAGAAATTATGTAGGTCAAAAGTGTTGGGAGTTTTTAGATCATTCAGGATTTGATATGAGTAAGTATACAACTTTCTTTGAACAAATGTGGGTACAAGAGTTTGCAAAAAAAGGTGGTAGGAAATCATTCAGCACACATTCATTGGAACACGCACGTTAATGGTTTTTATTTTTTAAAAGCTAGTGAACAAACTTCTTATCCTGTTTTTCACGAACCACGAACAGGAGCAAGAACAACTAAATTACATATGAAACCTCAAAAAGGAATATGGCCTGGAACAGAATTAGTTAATTTTAAACCTGAACCCGGATTGCTATTGTTTTTTCCGGGATACTTAGAACACGAATTTTCTGTAGATTATGGCACGGCTCCCTTTAGATTTATTCATTTTAATATATCAGCTGTATTAAAGGAACACGCTAAGGATGTTTAAGAAGAAAAAATATACAGTTATTCGTCAAGCCATATCAAAAGACTTAGCAAGTTTTGTGGCAAACTATTTTTGTATGCAGAAACAAGTTTATGATACTTGTAAAGTTGCAAGATACTTTTCACCTTTTGAAAATATTATTGGACAATATGAAGAACCAGATGGTCAAATACCAAACACATATTCTCAATATTCTAATATAGCTATGGAAACTTTAATGTTAAAATGTCAACCAGAGATGGAAAAGGTAACAGGACTAAAATTATATCCGGCATATACATATGCACGAATTTATAAAAAAGGTGATATTTTAAAAAGACACAAAGATAGATTTAGTTGTGAAATATCAACTACTATGAATCTTGGGGGTGATGATTGGCCTATATATTTAAGCCCTAATGAAAATGTAGGAATTCCAGATGGTAAAAACATAACTACTACTAGCCAAGCAAAGGGTATTAAGGTAGATCTAAAACCAGGAGATATGCTGGTTTATTCAGGTTGTGAGCTAGAGCATTGGAGAGAAAAATTTAAAGGCAAAGAATGTGTACAAGTCTTTCTTCACTATAATAATAGAAAAACTCCGGGAGCTAAAGATAATATGTTCGACAAACGTCCACATTTAGGTCTTCCTAATTGGTTTAAACGATGATATAATTCTTTGATGGAGGCAGGGCACCACCACATACCCCCTGTCTCCTTCTAAGGATTATATATGTTATTNGGANNNGNCGCATTTTCAGAATTACCGTTTTCGTATTCAGGTACGGA